GAGAGCCCGATAGTCACGCTCTCATAGTACCTTTTGCCTTGCGCCGCGCTGTCTGCTTGGCAAACGCAAAGCTTTTTTTGAAATTTCTGTCGAACATTCTGCCAGCCGTTTTATTTGCATCTTCATAGAACGGAAACCGCTTTGGAATGCGTGCAACCTTTTCCAATAGGTACAGCACTCGCTGCCTACGCGCTGCCCCACGCCCTGTCTGTTCTGCAATAACTTCTTGCCCACTCCGCAGCGTTGTCCGGTATCCCTTGCCGCCCAGCACGTTACGCGGCTGCTTTCCCTTCGGCACTTTGCCCGATGCAGTGCGCTTGATCTGTCTTGATGGGATCGCAATGTTGTTGCCGCGTGGTCGCTTCATCCCGCCTTCGGCTTGCGTTGTCATATAGTCACGACCTAGCCGGTCAAATACACGCGCCGTCAGGTTACGCTTGTTGGCTTTCTCAACGCGGAACATTGTGCTTGCAAAGCGTTTGTTGCGTACTGTGAAGCTGCTTGGATATGTATCGTCAACGATCTGCTTGCGTACATCGAACGCAGTGCTGGTCAATGCGTTAGCCGTGGCAAATGGTATCTGGTTCTTGCCAAACGCATCCATTGCCTTTGCAAACGTGCTGATATTGCTTTTGACGTTAATCTGCATCAGTGCTTTGTCTCGCTGTCCAGTTCCAATATGACGACCGTACCGTGGCAATCGCGTGCGTCAAAGATAATACCGTCACATTCAGTGCAGTTGATCGTGCCGCTGTTGGCTTCGACTGTTGCATAAGTGCTTTCACCGCATATGCCGCAATCGACTTCTTCTTCAAAGAATAGCACATAATCCATTGCTTGACATTATCCGCAAAACAAAAGGCGGTCAATGCCGCCCTTTGCTTCCCCTATTGTTGCTTCGGGTTCTCTATCATCCCCGACCCGTGACATACATCGCAATCATCTTGCACTTCGCTGCCACAAGGGTCATTGGCTCCGCGCTTGCCCACCCAATAAACAAGCCAGCCATCGCCCTGACACTCAGGGCATTCAACATCATCCACCAAACCGCACCATCAACGCCCAGATGTTATAATCCTGCGTGATTGCGTTAGTGCCAAACGTAATGACCAGTGCGGTCACAAAAAGCATTCCAATAGTATCCCTAACCATATCAAGCCCCCAATATGCTGTGACCACGGCCACGCAAACAATCGTTTAACATCTTGACCTTTGACCCGCCGATCTGGAAATACGGCGTTGCGTCAATCACAAGCTGGTTGCACTCCACAAGGTCGCGCTGGTAAAGCTGCGCTTTATCACCGCTGACCCGCAGATCAGCGACCGGCGTATAACTACAACCGGCCACCAATACCGCTATGACGAACAAGCGGGGCATTATGCCGCCGCATCATCGCTGTTGAATGAAATGTTGTTGCCATAACGGCTGGTGCTTTCATAGCCGCTACCAATGCGAATTTCGCCGTTGGTCAAAGTTGGCGATGAATAATGCACCAAACGATTGCCATACATACCAGCATCGCGAATGGTGTGGATTGTGACATTATTGTCAGCCAACCAAGCCAAACATTCTTCGCTTCGGCTATATGGGTTACAACGAAATTGTTTTGAATAAGTCATTTTGCAAACTCCCGTTTTGCTGTGATAATTGAAAGTCGTATCAGGTTTATTAACACCCGTCAACACCCTTTTACACATCAGCACCAACTTTCTTTAGTTCTGCGATTACATCCGGCCGGTTTTGCTTGTAATAGGTTCGCATTCCATCAGTCAGCGATTTCCACTGGTCAAGCGTGACCATCTTGCGTTGCGGCGGTGTCCATTCGCTTGATTGCCCATTGAACGGCTTAGAATGGCCTGTGACGCGCTTTGGCCTCTTTTTGCTGTCTCTTATGCACCAGTTCTGCCAAAAGGCTGTCAGATCGACATATGCGGCTTTATTGCCGTTCTGTTTATCCCACAAGCGGATTGCCTCTAATACGTCAGCGGCATCCAGACCTTTGCTTTGAGCAAATTGACGATCAGCTTCATTAGGTTCCCAATCAACAACTTTAATTTTTCCGTTATTTCTTTTTAACGGTTCTTTAATGGTTATGGGTGCATCTGGTGCAGGGGTGTCCTGCATCTGGTGCAGGGGTGCGAGATATGCAGGGGTATACTCTGTTGACCTTCCCGACCGATGATTTCGGATCAGAAAGCCGCCATCTTCAAGCTTTTTCAGCTTCGCCCGAACAGTGCGTTCCGCTGCGCCGGTAACGTGGCAGATATGACCGACAGACGGCCAAGCAACGCCCCTTGCATCATTGTGATGGTTCGCAACCACAATCAGCACCAGTTTTGCCAGCGGGTCTTGAACAGGGGCATCCATCGCCCAATCCAGTGCTTTAATGCTCATCGTGCAAAATCTCCAAAGTTAGGGCTGCATAGCCGATAATATCCAACAGGCTGTCAACGTGGCTGCATTCGCTGTTTGCCAGCCGTGACAGCTTCATTGCGATCATCATCGCGCCAAACTGCTCCGGCGTTACATCTTTGCCGACCACCATACTCATCATCTGGCTTGTTTGCGTCCAGTTCTTGCGTAGGTCGCCATAGGATGCACCGCGTTCGCTCAATATTAGCTGCACCTTTTCCAGTGCTTCAGATCGTTTCATTTAATTCCCTTACCATATGAAATTCGCTTATTGGCACTTCGGCCATCAACCCATAATCACGCTCAATCCCGCGATCCCGTCTGCCACCGATGGTCGTGGCAAAATCCACCTTGAAACTGCAAGCCCCAATATAATCAGTCCACCGCACAATCAAAAAAGTCGGTATGCCGGTTTCAAACGCAACTTGCCGCGCATACATCATTTTGTGCAAATGGATCAGTGACGTTTTAAACCTATCACGGGGAAATGTCCGGCACTTGACTTCGGCAAATGCTTCAATCTTGCCTTGCCTAGTTAGGGCAAAATCAAGCTGACAATACTGTGGCAGTTTTACCGGTTCGCATTTCCAAGCTGTGCCAATGTCACTAATAGTCAGCAATTCCATTTTCAGATTATGTTCAGTTTCCATTACTTAACCTTTTGGATCATTGAAATAGCCCCTTGGAAAAAACGGTATGACGTTTTCACGGCTTTTGGTGTGCGAAATAAAATCAGCGCGGATCACGCCCAATGGCTCAACGCCATTATCGGAATTGCGCGGCAATACACGCACCTCAACGCCAGTTTTGCTTTTGAAAATTTCGACCGTCAAATCTTTAACGTCAATCCAAGTTTCACTGGAGATCATCACATATTCGCGGTCGCCCACGGTGTCCATATTACGCCCCATTTGCAAGCATCTCCCGAATTATCATCATTGCAGTGTCAAGATCAGTTTCAACAGCATATCGCCAATCATATTGTTCTGCGATATCTTGGTTTGCCGAATAGCCAGCAAGCCCGACCAAAGCCGCCACTGGCAATCGCACGCGGGTTTTCATCCTGTCCAGCCGATAAAACAGCACTGGCAGTTTTTCAGCGACCGCAGCGGCAGTGCATACCTGTGACCACCATTCACCGGACACGCCGGATTTGTATCTTTTGCATTCAATCACCAGCGGAAAGTCGCAATCAGTCGTCACCAGATCGCCAAGATGCGCTTGCCGCGTCTGATCCAGTTCCCGCACAAAATGCAATCCAAGATGGTCATAAAGTTCTTTGGCTATTTCATATTCATAGCCGCGACCTTTGTTTCTTGATTTTGATCCAGACATATCTGCCCCCGTTCAATTTTGCCTAGCATTGCCCATCAGCCCCTAATCTGTAAAGCAAAAAAATAGCTGTTGCAAAATGGGAACGATCTGCGCTAGGGTGTTGCTATGAAAAAACGGGAAATCAGTGAACTTTGGAAAACCGCAGGGTTTAGCCATTTATCGGCCAGCCAGCTATTACGCTCACCGGCCAAGTGGATATTCGATTATTTGCATCTAACAAAAGACCAGCGGCAACAAATCGGCGTTGGTGAACGTGCTGCTATCGGCACTAGCGTGCATACGGCAATCCAATCTATTGTGTGCCACGGCATCGACATAGATGAAGCCATTGAAGCTGCAATAATCGCGTTCGATTTCCATCCAGCCGATGAAGATGATGTGCTGCGTGTGAAGTTTCGTGAATGTATACCGGCAATGGTTCATCAGGGCGTGAATATTTGTGTGGAAAATGGGTTCACCGGCGCGATTGATGAAGAACGCATTGAATGTTGGTTGGATAATGTGAACGTGCCGATCTTGGGATTTGTCGATCTGCTTGTTGAGGGATCAATGTTTGCGGAGATGAAAACCAAAGCACCGCGTAAAACAAAGCTGTTGAAAGATGGGTCGCAGGGCTGGGCAAAGGCGACACTGCCTAAAAAGCCGGAATTTGCACATATATGCCAAGCGGCAATTTACTGGCACGCTTTGCGCGTTACGCCGTCAATCATTTACGTTGCCGAACACGATGCCGTTATATTCAACGCATATAATTGCGAGGAATTGCAAGCTGACGGCATCAATCACGCGCTTGATGAAATGCGCCAAAAAGCATTGATCCGGCAAAACCTGTTGACCGTCAGCACCGATCCGAAAGTGCTGGCATCAATTACCGACCCAGACTGGGGTCATATGTATCAGTGGAAAATGAAAACCGAATGGCTTGAAAGGGCAAAAGACCTATGGAAGATATGAAATTAAATAGTGCGCTTAACGATTTCCGCAAGGCGGCAACAGTTGGCAAGTCTGGCAAAAACCCGATGTTTAAGAGCCAATATAGCACGCTGGGCGATGTGTTGACTGCGCTGAACGGCATCGCTGACTTTGGCTTATCGTTCCAACAGTTCTTTAGTGACGACTGCATTGTGACGGTTGTGGCGCACGTTGAAACTGGCGAACAGTTTACCAGCGCAATACCAGTGCGGCCAGAAAAGAACACGCCACAATCATACATCAGTTGCGTGACATATTTACGCCGCGCATCTTTAATGACGATGTTCGGATTGAATGCGGATGATGATGATGGTAACTTAGCATCTGGTTCTGGCGCGGTTCCCTCCCGTCCGCAGCCTAAACCAAAGAGGCCAGTCGCTGCATCCACTCCGGCGGCTGGCCTCGCCTCCAACAATGTTCTAGCTGAAAAATTAGATGCCTGTGCAAGTGTGCGTGATGTGAACGCGCTTTACACAACGCTTTATGGTGCAAGCGGCATAAAAGCACCAGATGACCAAATTGCAATGTTTTCAAAACGGAAAGAGGAATTAGCTTAATGACTGAATATGACAACACCAATCGCGGCGCGATCTTTAAGAACAACGACAAGACCGCCGAAAACCAGCCAGACTATACTGGCAAGATCAACGTAGATGGCGTTGAAAAGCGTATTGCGTTGTGGATACGCGAAAGCGCAGCGGGCAATAAATATATGTCAGCTTCGATCAGCGATCCGATGCCACCGAAAGAACAGGACGCCGCACCCGCAGAAATGCAGCCTTTAGCAGATGCGATCCCGTTCTAAAAAGACACCAACCTATGCACCGGCCTCAAATGCACAAGGTCGGTGCGTATGGTGCGACAAGACCCTGCGCTTCAGCGATCCCGATTGGATCGTGGATGGCGCAAAACAAATTTTGCATCTTGGATGCTTTCGGGAAAGATTGGATATTTTAAATGCAAATCGAAAAGAACATACCAGTGCCACCAGCGGGTCGTAGCAAGATTGAAATTATCAATGAAATGGAAATCGGCGACAGTGTGCTTTGCGAAACTTATGAACAGGCAATGTCATTGCGTGATGCCTTGCGTTATCGCGGCTTAAAATACACCACGCGCAAAATGGATGGCAATGGTTGGCGGGTATGGCGGCTGGAATAGCCGCCTTGCCTATTTCTTCGGACGTTGCTGGAAACTCTCGACAACGCCACCGCCAAAATAAAAGCCCAGAATGATCAGCATCGCGTAATTGATGCTAAATTGTTCCATTACCTTAGTGACTGCATCTGGATCGCCTTGACCGCTGATTGTCATAGCTAGAACCAGCACATAACTGCCAAGAAACGTGATCCCAAACATCAATGCAAGATAACGCTGGGCAATTTTAAACGGCGCATATGCACTCATCAGATCAATCTTGGCCTTGCTTTTGGCCGCAATCGCTTCTTCATCGCTGGTGTGCATATCGTCAATCAGCTTCATCCCTTGCTGAATAACGTCACCAGACCCTAATATTTTTCCCAATACTGCTAACATTTTAATAACTCCAAATGTTTGGCCGTGGCGACCCGCTGAACGTGTCTAGATGCACAAAACGCGCACTGCCCTTTTGTGATACGCCAATGCCAGTAAAGCCTAGCTGGAAAGCCAGCTTCATTATTTCATACGCTTGTTGCCCGTTGCACGCTATGTCGGCTGCACATCCCCTTGCGTGGGTTGATAGTTTGCCGGTCGGCT